GGCCGACCAATAAGCGTTTCCCTTGGCGGCACATGCGATACCGCCGCCAGAAGTTTTCGAGTATCTCGACTTCGCCGTCGCCATTCTTCTCGCCGGCGTCGATTACTGTCGCCTGCTTGTCCGTCGACAGGTAGCCGACGCAGATTATCCGGCCAGTGAGCGGCGACAGCGCGGCCTTCGCGATATACTCCTCCTCATGCGCGACGCGGGCCTCTTCGATCTTCGCTTTGATTTTCTCCGGGTCTTTCAGGTTCCCGACCTTCACTTCCGACTCGTCGAATGGTGGCAGGGACGTCCGCAATTCTTCCAGCGGCAGCGGCCCCGTCTCGATGTCGAACACTATCATTTTCCGTCCGTTCCTTTCTCTGTTCTCTGTGTCACCCACTCCGAATCGAACACAACGAAATTCCCGATGTTCCGTGACGAAAACGCATGCACTTCGACCGACGGCCCCAGCGACCAGCGGCGCCGCTTTTTCTCCTCGCTGACCGTCCAGTGCGACTGGATCTCCGCGCACGCCGCGCGAACGTGCTCCGCCGCAGCGGCGTCGTCAACCGCCGGATCGCCCAGTAGTTCACGCAACTGCTTGTCTCGCGGCGACTGATAGAGACTGGTTTTGCTTGCGACGCCCATGTCACTCCTCCTTCTTCTGTTGGAGCAGCGAAACCACAACCACGATCGCGATACAGCACAGCCAGGCCACGACCGTCTCGCACGTCACCCAGGCCACATCGGCGAACGTCAGCATGTTCCACTCCCTCCGGCGTCATCGCCGCCTGCGTCTCGTTGGCGGTCGATGGCGTCCTGCACTTCCTGCCGGTGAACGGCCATTTCGATCGGAGCGTCGATTCCCAGACGCACCTTGTCGTCTCCGATTTGCACCACCGTAATGATCACGTCCTTTCCGATCACAATGCGTTCGCTGCGCCTTCTGGAAAGAACCAACATCGCCATATCCTCCATGTGAAAAAGGCCGGCGCGACGGGGCCGCGACAAGCGGCGAACCGGTCACGCGTCCTGCGTTTCTGTCCAGCATGTCCCAATCGTCACTGTTGTCTCCGGAGTCTCTGTGGTTATGGAAACGAATAACCGTCGCGCCGACCGAATCACGCCGTAAAGACCCTTGCCAAGCCCATCCCGGCCCCACCGGGCCGGGCCGCGCCGGACCTTGCCCCGCCCACCATCGCCCAACCATGCCGTGCGCATCACTCCACAACTTCGAACCGTCCATACCGCGGGCGGTGTTCCATCAAGCCAACCAACTGGCCGCCGGTCGCCAACCATTGCTGCAGGTCCGCCTTGTCGATTTGCGCCGGCAGGTAGGACAGCTCGAACCTGCACGCCCAGTCGTGAAAGATTGGCCGCGTCCGCATCGTGCGCGCGCTTTGGACACGTACGGCTCGCGTGTCTCTGAACTTCGGGTTATTCCACAACTTGTCCGGGTCGCGCGGCCCGTCGTACAGAACCGGCCAGTTGCCGTAGCTGAACAGCGACGACTGAACGTCCTTGCCGCGTTTGAACTTCTTCGCCGCCTCGCGAATCATGGCCTCGATGTGCTCGCCCGGGACGCACGGACCGCCATCGTCGCCGATGTAGAGTCCGCCCAACCATTCGAGCCGCATGATCTCCTCGTGGGTCTCGTCCGTCTTCTGCTTGAGTTTGGTGAGCTTCTTGAGCTCCTTCACGACCGCATCAAGCGGGTCGGCTAAGCGAATGTTGTGCTGCATCAACGGGCAGAGCCCGCGAATCGTAACCGTCAGTTTTTCATACACAGTGCAATACCTCCGAAGTAAAGAGCCTCGCCTAGCCCATCAAATCCCCGCCACTCCAGACCTAGCCCGGCCCGGCCCAGCCCGGCCCAGCCCGGCCAGACCCAGCCACGTCTCACTCCACCACATTGCTCGTCAGCGCAGGCGTCGCGCGCTTGTGGGGCTCGAGCAACAGAGCCCGCTTGGTTTTCCTGATGCTCGCCGCCACCATGCCCTCCACGCACAGCGACCGCTCGTGCGCCTTCCTCTGTTCGGCCGACAGGTTTTCGATGCAGACGTTTCGCATCCGTCGCAGGTTGCGGAAGTGCCCGCGAATCTTGATGCAGCATTGCCGCTGCGTGTAGACGCTGGCCTGCTCGTCGGTGAGGACGCACAGGCACCCCTTGATGATCGCCACCGTGGCGGGCCGGTTCCGCAGCTCCAACTCGCGCATGATGCGGTCCCGCAGCGACAGGACGGAAAAGCGGTAGTGGTTCGCGTTCCGCGTCGCGCCGATAATTTCCTCCAGTCGCGCGGGCGTGAACGTGTCGCCCTTCTGGATCGCGTCGAAGTCGATAGGCCACCGCGTTGCGCTGCTGTCGCGACCGTTGTCCATTGTGAAAACCTCCGAGCCTTGCCAAACCTTGCCACTCCGGTCCCTGCCTCGCCGTGCATCGCCTGGCCCTTCCCATCCTTTCCGCGCCGCACCTCGCCAGACCGAGCCGTGCCAACCCTGGTTTGACTCGCGCGGAATTGTGGACGGTGTGTTTCCGTGGATGCGTCGCGCGGAATCGCGCGAAATCAGAAGCCGGAGAGAAGTCGCCATCGCTCCGCATCCCTGCCGCCCGCTTCCGTGCACGGACTTCCGTGACGTGGGCGGCTCAATGGCGACTCGCGTCGCCGGTTCGGAAACCGGCTAAGAAAGAAGCCGGTGTCGAGCACTGTGCTCAACATCGGCAGTTTTAGCGTGTGACGCTAAACAAATCAATAGGGGATTTCAGGATTGTTTGACTGGTTCCAGAAATGCCGTGTCTGGCCGCATTTCGGCCGCGACGGCAAGTTTCTCGCAGGTGTCGACGGTCGGCGAAAGCTTTCCATTCAAAATGCGGGAAATCGTGACGTAGTGCATCCCAGACCGTCTGGCAAGTTCGAGTCCACTGATCTTGCGACGCGTCATCGCGTCTCGCAAATTCACCGCGAAGTTGTCGAGTAACGGCATCGTTGACATGCCCTTATGTTAGCGTCTACGCTAAAACGTTGCAATCGTTTCCCCCGGAGGTTCCGCCATGTTGCGTCGCCAGTTTCTGTCGTTGTTGGCTTGCGTGCCATTCTGCGGACTAGCGCGTCCCCAGCGCTCCTCTCCCCTGGTCGTCTCCGTCTCGTGCGGCCCGCCCGGCTGGCTTGTCGGGTTCGGCGACGGCTCGGCCGCTACGTTTCCTGGTCCGCCACGACGGTCTCAAATTTCACGACTCGCTCGCGTGGTAGGAACACGGCGTACTCGTGCCCAAATAGCGGCGCTGCTGTCTGCCGACTGAGGTCGTCCGGGTCGCGGAGCGGGGCCGTGACGTCCACGTCCTCCGCCGCGTCGTAGATCCGGCTCAGCGTCCAGCCGGACGCGACTGTGGAAGAGCGAACCGCCTCCACGGCGGAACCGGCGATGCCGCCGGCGGCGCGGCCAGCGGAGGCGGCTCCGGAGCCGCAGCCGCGCGAAGTGCGCGTCTGGACGGACGCCACCGGCAAATTCTCGATCGAGGCCCGACTAGTCTCCGTGATGAGCGGCCGGGCCAAACTGACGCGCGAGGACGGCTCGGAGATCGCGGTCGAGATCGCGAAGTTGAGCGAGGCCGACCAGCGCTACATTCGCCAGCAGATGCGGGAGTAATCACACCCACAACCACACGCCACGCGGACAGTTCTCCCCGCCGCGCATAGCCTTCTCATGCCGGCAGTCGTTGGCCCCCAAACAGGGGAACGCCTCGCAGCGAATACAGAGTTTCGTCGCGCGGATGAGCGGCTGTCGCGACGCGCGCGCCGCCCGGCCAGCGCGACTGGACGGTAACTGCCCGGAGGCGTCCACGGCGTCGCGCTCGTCGAGCAACTCGCCGCACGCACACGTGAACGGCCAGACCCGCGCGTTGCGGAACTTCCGGCAGCGTTGGCAGCGGATGATCATGTCGGCGTGATCGGATACAGCGTCGCGGTGGTGCTCGAGAAATCGCAGAACTGCGTGTCCGTGAGTCCGTACGTCGCCTTCGCCTCCGGTGGATTCGTGCTGCCGGTCTGGCTGACAAAGGCCAAGGCCAACTGATCGAGATCCTCACAGCAGTCGATGGGATCTGACTCAAAAGTGTACTCCCACACGATCGTCTGGTAGTACGTGTAGGACGGGAAACCGAACGTGTGCCAGAACGTCACCGTGAGGCGGACGGTGATGCCCGGATCGTTGTCGATCAACTGCAAGAGCGCGGTTAAATAACTGGTGATCTCGCATGTGGCCGTATTGACCTGCGTCGACGTGCCCCACTCGCAGACGTCGCCATAGTCCTCGTCGACGATGATGTTTTCCGCTTGGAACCAGTCTTCGCAGTCCGAACACCAGACGCCGTCGGCGGCCTGACTCAACGCCACCTCAATCTGCGCCCGCTGGCAGGTTGTGCAGAGCGGACACTCCGGTGGTGGCGGTCCGCAGCACCCGCAGCCGCCGGCGTTGTGCTTGCCGGGCATCAGCAGTCCTCCCAGACGGCCAGCAGCTTGCCGCTCAGGAGTTCCTGTTGCGCGAGAATGTAGACGGAATTACCCACGGCCGTCGCGCTCATGTTGTAACACGTGACGGTGATCGGGTCGCCGTTCGCGTCGTTCCAGGTGGCCAGCGTCCCGCTGGCGTTGATGTAATACAGCGTCACGGATGCGGAGCCTGGCGTGGTGCCGCTGCGGGCCGGGATACCCGATCCACTAGTCAATGCCAGATAGCACTGCAGCGGCTTGCCAAGTCGCTCGATGGCGGATGTATCCGGGTTGGGACGCCGATTGCGGTAGCGCCGCACCACGTCCATAATGTCCCGCGTCGCCCTATCGGAGAATACCTTCGCCATGGCGCGCCCCGCTACTTCGTCAGCAGCGAAAAATACTCTGTCTTGCTAACCGGAATGTCCAAGCCAGCGAAGTCCGCCTCTTTGTAGACGCGGAATGGACCGAGCCCCGTGACGGTGCCGTCGCAGTAGACGAAATCGGTTTCGTCGGCCGTATCCGGAAGTTGGGCCCCGGTCCCGTCCAGTTCGGCGGGGCGCGTCAGCGGCATGCCTTTGGCGTCCGTGCAAAGAACTTTCGTATTGCCGGATATCTTGCGCCAGCCCGCGTCGAGCGGCTCGAAGTCCCACAAATCGTATTTCGCGCGGAATTCGTAACTGATCTGGAAGTAGGGATAGCCTGGACCATAGAAGAGCACCCGCCACGGAGCCCGCGACAACTTCCAGCTCCGCGCCGGCAGATCCCAGAATGTTGCGGAATTGACCGCGTGCATATAGGTCTTCAGCGTGAGGAAATTCAAGTCGGCGTAGTTCTTCGTAATCACCAGCGTCGGGAAACTGACCTCTTTCGTGATACCGTCGAACCGGTCCTTGGCCGAGTTCACAACCGGCGTGCCGTCCTTGTCGACCGTCACCGGTTCGTCCATGTCCAGCCAATCGCCGCTCACCTCCGGCACTTGCAGGAGCGGATTATCCGGCCACAGCGAGTTCGGCTTGACCAAGGCTCGCACGCCCACATACGTCGTGGACGCCGAGCTAAAGACGCACGTGACGTTCCACGCCTTAAGCGAATCCTTCTCACTGACCAAGTCCGCTTCGTAGCTCGTGCGATAGGCCCCAAGATCCTCCTCGTTTCCATACCCGTACTGCGAGAGAAACGATGGCAGGCTGGTTGAGGACAGAACGGTCAGCGGCCCGTCATTGCGGTCGTTGGTCAACACGCGGTAGACGACCGTCCAGACGCGATCGCCGGCCTGGCTCACGCCGCCCTTCGCCTTGATCGCCGTGACGCTGGTGACCGCCATCAGAAGTTGACCTCCTCGAGCACGAGCTGCTTCTCCGTGTTCTTCTCGATGGTGTGGAGCGCTCCGATGATTTCCTCCTGTTGGCGGTTCGCGCGTTCCTCGACGGCGCGGCGGGCCGGCTCCATGGCCCGCGCGTTGCGCAGCGCCACATCCTCCGCAGAACCCTTCATGATGGCCGTGTTGGCGCCTTGCCTCCGGGCCCGGTCGGAATACTCCTTGTCGAACATGGCGTTCTCTTTGCCAATCCGCTCCCAGTCGCGCTCGAACTCGTCGGTCAAGGCGTCCCGCTCCTTGGCCTGCCGCAACGCCATGCGACGCCCGGAGAGGAATTCGTTGACGGACGAGCCGATTGCCCCGGCGCCCTTGTCTTCGAGTAGCTTGCCCAGCGCCGCGAGTTGCTTGTCCATTTCCTTGCCGGACACCTGCCGTTGCAATGGCTTCTTGGCGGCCTCGCTGGCTGCCTCGCTGGCCAGTTTTTGGGACGCCTCATCCAGCATGTGTTGCGGAATGTCCACGGTCGCGAACGCGTCCGGCAGTTCGCCGCGCGCTTTTTGTTCGGCGAGTCCGCGCAGGTATTGCTCGCGCGGCCCCGGTCCCATACGGGAGATCAAATCGGAAATTCCCTGTTGTTTTCCCGCGAAACTCGCCTCCCGCCTGATGCGCAACGCGTCGTCCAGCATGCCCATCGCCGGCGCGGCGGACATGGCGATTTCGCGCTGCAGTCCCTTCCACGTATTGGACAGCGTGTCCATCGCGTCGTTGGCCCGCTGAATACTGCGCTCGCCGCCGGTGATCGCCAGTCCGAACTTCTCCGCGTCGGAGGCGCCCTGGCGGAAACTGTCGGAGGTCAATTCCAACATCCGCACCATGTCCGTGTTGCTGCTGCCGAAGATGTCCTGCGTCGTCGCCAGCCGTTCCATCTGACTCTCTTGCCGACCGATCGCGGCGGCGATTTCCAGGAACGCCTGGTCCGCGCTCATGTCGACCAGTCGGCGGGCGTCGAGTCCCAGGCCGGTGAACACCTCCCGCGCCTTGCCGCCCTCCGTGGCGGCTGTGGCGATCTTGATCGACATTTTCTCGAAGGCGTTCGTCATGCTCGCGAAGTCGACGTCCGCGCGTTGCGAGACGATTTCCATGCCCGCGAATGTGCGTTGCGAGACATTCAGCTTGTCCGCCGCGTTGAGCATGTCCTCCAGGTTTTTCAGTTCGCCGGTGACGCCGCGCGCCAGGGACGTGGCCGCCGACAAAGTTTTTTCCACGGCGAGTGTGGCGACACCTCCGCCGAACACGGCCTTAAACAGGTCGCCGAACTTGCTGGCCTGCTTGTTGGTGGCCTCGAATTCCTCCCGCAGTTTCGCCACCGAGCGGTTGTAGGTGTCGACGTTGAGACCCTTGGACAGCAGCGCGTTTAGTCCGGTCATCGCCCGGTCAAAGCGTTCGACCGGAGACAGTGTCTGTTCAAACAGCGTCTTGGCCGCGCCCAGTTCGCGGCGCGTCATGCCCAGTCCGTTCTGGAACTGGGACGTGTCGGCCACGATCTTAAACGCCAAGGTGCTAATACTAGGCATGTTTGATTCCGCAAATACTCTTTAGGATCGCGAACTGCTCATCGGCTGTTTGCGCCAGTGGAGGTTTAGCCTTCCGCTCCCATTTGAATTTCCGGTGGTAGTGCTCCGGGGTTCTCAGGTCGTCTTCGGACGCGACGCCGCCCAGTTTGCGACAGGCGATCATCAGACTGTTGTGCGCGTGCGCGGCCAGCGCGGCGAAACCGTCGTGATCCCAGTCGTCCACAATGGCCAGCGCGTGCCAATAGGTCCACACCTCCTGCGGCAGATCGTCCAGTTCCCGCGGGTCGGCGACTCCCAGCCGCAACGCGAGCCGCCAGCGCAGCGCTTCCCGCGGGTTCCGCCTCAGTTTTTTACGGCGGCCCCCACGGCGGACCAGTCCCAATCGGCGGCGAAGCCGGTGAGCCGCATCGCCTTCTCATAGGCCGCCTTGATCACGCCTCCATCCACGTCGTCCCAGGTCGGAGACAGCGCGTCCTCGTCGGCGAACAGTCGCCGCCCCTCATCGTCCACGAGGCACCAGCACAGCAGAATCACGCGGTCCCGCTTGGATCGCTCCTCGATCGGTTTGCCTTGCCGGTCGATGAACGACGCCCGCAGCCGGCGCATCTCACCATCGGTCAGGCTTTGCAACCGCACCTGTCCGCCGATCCAGTCGGCCGTATCGTAGCGGCGCGGACTGGGCCGCAGGATTTCCTCATTCGTCAGCGTCTTCGTCATACTCCTCCTCAATCACAATGGGTTCCGGCGGCTCGGTGACGGCCAGCGACGCGACTCCCAATTCCCGTTGCACCTGCGCGGCGATCTGTTCCTTGAGCGCGGGGGGCAGCGTGCGGAAGTTGTCGAGGCCGTTGAATGGCGGCTGCGGATTACTCGCACTCGGCTTGCAAATGTAGCCCAGGTGCACCCAGCGAAAGCCGGTGTGCTCCGTCTGCGCCATGACGAGATACTGGCCGAGATCCACCTCCGCCGGCCCCAGCGGCGTCTCTTGCACGCCGATGTGCGGCTGTAACCGCACTGTCGTCTGAATGTTCATGTCACCTCAACTCGCCACGGTGAATGTCGGGCCGGTGTTCCCGTCCCACTGAATATCGAACTCGCCGATTTGCAGCGTGTTGGTTTCCAGATCGGGGAATTTGCGGCGCGTCACGAAACCAGTGCCGGCGATGTTCGCTGGCGTCGTGTTGCCGGTGGCCGTCGGATGCGTCACGGTGATCGTTTCGGCGGCCGTCTCCGTCGGCAGTCCCTGGTTGCCCTGGAACTGCACCCGCACCGTGAAAATCGACACCTCCACCAAATCGCCCGGCATGCAGGTGCGGCGCGTCGTCGTGGCCTGGTAGGTCGTATCGATCACAGGACGTGTTTCCGTGTGGCCCGCGATACTGATTGCCCTCCAGGTTCCGCCTTGCGTCCCGAACGAAATACTACTGCCGTGTCCCGTGTCAATCGCCATAACCGCCGCTCCCTATCACAATTCCACGCCGGTGGCGTAGACGCTCAGGACGAGATTGCCGGTGCTGGTGGCAATCCCCAATCTCGTCACGAAATCACTTGTCGCTAAATCCACCTGCGGGCAGATTTTTCCCGACGCCGAAACGCAATAGGTCGTTCCGGCCGTCAGAATCGCGCCGAAGGCCAGCGTGCCGCTGGTCATCACCCGCACCGGCTGGGACGCGGCGGCGTCGTTCAGGCAAATTCCGATCGCCGCGGCGATGGCGGATGTGCTTTCGCAGCTCGCCAGCCAAGCCTTGCCATCGGCGGCCTTTTCGTACACCGGCGCGCCGCGGGTGACGGCTTCCCCGGCGACCATGTCGCGGTATCCGTACCCATCGGCCGCGATCACATTCGCGGCGGTAATCGTGAGATCAGCCATTAGGTCGTATCCTCCACGTGAAAGATGTCGTAAACCCGTTCCGACCAGTAACGCGGCGTCTCGGCGCCGTCCTGCGCGGGATCGTACCCGGCGTTGCGATGCAGGCCGCAATTCACGCCGTTGACGAACGTGGAGCCGAAGAGGCCGCGGAAGTTGCTATTCAGCGCCTTAATGCGGATTGTCTCGGCCAATTCATTCGCCGCCGCCCGCGTCGCCCCATAACTGATAACGTGCCACACGCTGCGCACCACACCGCCAAATCCCATCAGGTGCCGGTAGCTCTCCCCGCCGCCCTCGTACAGCACGACGGCCGGCAGCGTGCAGCCCTGCCGCAATACGTCGTGGAAAATGCGGGCGTTGGCCCCCGTTCCCACCAGGCTCGTCACGGCCGACACCGCCTTCAGTCGCGTTTTTAGTTCATCGCAAAAATCGGTCATGCCGCCCGCCTCGTAGCGCCGCCCGTCAACTTCGCGATCGCCCTGGAGATCGCCTCCACGAGCCGCCGCTCCTGCGCGGAGCGGGTATCCTCCGCGGCCGGTCTCAGGAATGGAGTAGCGCGAGATCCCGGATGCGATACGCGGCGACCGAAGATTACGTTGACGTCGGCCCGCGCCAACGCCTTTTTGCCGGTCGCCGCCTTCCGCGACGAACCGGCCACGATCTCATGTTGACGCGTGCCATATTCGACCAGGTGTCCATGTGCCCCTGCGGGACGTTGCGGACCAACCACGGCCACGTAAATGTCTCCATAGGCGCGCAGCACATAGCCGATCGTTTCACGCAACGCCTTGAGTCCCGGCTTGTCTCCCGGATATCCGGCCGGCGGGCACAATTCCTTGGCCCGTCGCACCACCAGGCCCGCCGCGTCGCGTAAGCCGCGCTCGTACGCCGACCGCCGCAACTCCACTGGCAGGCGGCCTAGCAGTTGATCGACTTCCGCCAGATTGTCGAATTGCAAGGTAATCACGCTGTCGGCACCTCCTGGCACAGCAACCTCAGCCACATCGTGCGGCCATTCTCCTGCATGGGCTTCACGCTTTCGATGTTCAAATACTTGCCGCTGAACGGACCGTGGACGACGTAGACGCGCTGCGTCGGCAATACTCCGGACACGAAATGTAGATCAACCAGGTATCCTTGGACGGCCTCGTTCTGCCGTCCGCGCATGCCTTCGGTGCCATTCACGTACAGCACGGAAGCGGGAAAGTTGGAGTGCAGCGGCGCCCAGTTTGGAGACTCGTCGCCGTCGTCGGAATTGTCGTAGTAGATCGTCACGACGTCGCGAAAATGGCCGACGTTCATGGGTACGTGCTCCTGATGGCCCGCATCAGCAGCGAATTGTAGGCCGTCTCGAATTCCGTGCGGTTGCCTTCAATGCCGTACCCTTCGCGCTGCAGAAACAGTTGGGCGATTTTCAGGAGCGCCAGATGCTTATACAGTTTCGGCACGGCCGCGTGATTGGCGTAGCCGGCCGTCAGGGTGATCGTGACGGCGTTCTCGATGTCATACAGACTGGGAAAGGACACTCCGTGCGCGGGGAAAATCGTCGGCACGACGCGGTTGGCGTCCAGCGTGTAGTTCGCGCTCGACCACGTCTGCGACGATCCGGACGTGTCGTAATAGGTGATCGACCCGATAGCCGACACCGGCCTAAT